TACGCTTTGATTGATTGTTGTGTAGCTAATTTTGTTGCACTATTAGATGCTAAATTATCTTCGTCTAAAACTGCGGAACCGGATACACCTGTGTTTAATACAGGAGAGGTAATTGTTTTATTAGTTAAATTAGCGCTTGTTGATTTTAATCCATCTGCGTAGGCTTTTATCGATTGCTGTGTAGCTAATTTTGTTGCACTATTAGATGCCATGTTGTCTTCATCTAGGACCGCTGTGCCTGTTACACCTGTATTAATTACAGGGTTAATAAGCGTATGTCCTGAAGTTGTACCGGAAGTAGTATCAACTTTAGAATTTACAGCGGTCTGAAGTGCAGTAAATTCCGTAGCTAGATCGTCACCACTGATAATCTTTTCTGGGTCAGTAGTGCCTAAAGCATCCTTACCGTTCCATGAAACTTGTACTGTATAATTACTCATAGATTATTCCCCATTAAGATATCAAACGGCGTTCAATTAACCAAGCGGTTCTAGCTTGCTGTGCGGACTGTGGTTTCTTCTTAGGAAACGGCTTAACTATTGGTTTAATTCTAGGTTTCTTCATTATACAAACAAGCCTCCTAATTTCTCTTTCTTATGTTTTGTAGATAGAGACTGTAATTTACTCTTTTGATCCTCAGCTATAGGCTTAAGGTTTTCATCGTCAAGTAATTTATCTAAAAGATTATCAATACTTACTGAGTCTTTATCAAAGTCTCCTGTCTGCTCTCCGAAGTTAAGGGAATTTTGCTCAATAAACTCCGCTAGTTTCTCTGGTGAACCTACTGGATTGTCCTTCTTAAAGACTTGCTCAAGCATTCTCTGATATGCTGAGGTGATCTTATTCTTTATATGCTCTAAGTCTAAAGAGTCTGAAGTATCCTCTAAAGCGTCCTGCATGGTGATCATTGTATTATTTCCTTAGTATACCATATTATACGTAAAAAGTCAATAGTCTTCTTTATTCTTTAGTTCTAATACCGTTACCTTGGGTCTCATGTCTCTTTACCCATTTACTGTGTGCTGAAGTAAAGTCAGGATTAGAACCATCTAGGTGGATGTTTGAAGCTGAGGAGACTCCCTGAGAAGTCTCCCCGCCACAAGCATTACAAATGCCCATGTCTTCCCGCTCAGACAAGAACCTAAATTCCTCTTGAGCATTGTTGCATTTTTTACATACATAGTTATACACGGGCATCTATAGTTCTCCTAGTTAGGCTGCTGGGACTGCAAATGCAATTCCTGATAAGTTACGTAACTCACCTACGCCATACAAGGTATCGGAGGTGAAAAGATCACCAAGATATTCTTGCTTGTACTGAGTCTGCGAACGAACACCCATTTGCTCTACAAGAGCTAGAGCGTCTTTATGTAACATCACACCGATGCGTACAGAGACAGAGTTCGTTGTAGAGACTGTAGGACAGTTGCTGGATACAAATACATCTACACCATAGATTGATCCAATTTTACCTGTCTTAATAGCATTTCCATCACCAATGAACTGCTGTTCAGTGAAACGGTTAATGCCAAGCATATCGTTCATAGCTATTGGAGGAATAACCATGCAACGATCACTCATCGGAACATCAGCATTGTCCAAACGCAAGATCATTGCGCGGATACCAGCGTCCGTAATGTCAGAAGCGTTAGAAGTACCACCAACAAAGTCTGTAGTACCGTCACCACCAATGACTGCTTTTTCGTATAGAGATGTTCCAGTGCCACCTACAGTACCGCCCTGTAGACCTTCAGTAAGTGCGAATATATCGTTATCTACTTGAGTAGCTAGGGCATACCCAGCATCGTCAGTGTAGAATCGACGTAATGAAGAGAGTGCTTGTACTTCAGCAATATCCTCAATGACTACCGAATATTCATAGTGTTTATTGATACTTAGGTTTACTGTACCGTGGGTATCACCCTGCAAAACCACTTGGGTATCTGCAACTTTAGCGTTTGCAGAACCACGTACAGGGGCTGGAATGTGAATTGTATCACCTTTTTTACCGCTGTGGTTGATCTTTGTAACTAGATTTCCTAGTACTAAGTTCTTTTTGTATCCTGCAATAACTTCGTCTGACCATAGTTCGGGAATAAAATTCGCCGCTTCTGTGATCCCTTGTCCATTTGTACCTAATGCCATAATTTAACTTCCTTTATATGTTTAATTTATTTAACCCTTCCGTCTGCATACGCTGAAAGAATTTCTTCTTGCAGTGACTCATAACGTTCTGGATCGTTTGTGCGGAGTCTGATTAAATCAGCCCTACGGTAGGTTTTCTTACCTGCTGTGGATTCAGATGATGTCCTTGATACACCTTTCCCATTCTTTAGTGCTGCGGTCCGCTTTGCTTCTTTACCCGCTTCAGCTACTGCTGTATTAGAAATAAGTGAACGTTCTTTCCAATTACCTAGTAGTTCGTTAGCTGAGTTCAGATCATAGTTATGGGCCGATACATAAAGCTGTGTGCGTATAGGACTATCCTTAACCCACTCCTGAAACTTAGGGTCACCAATGACCTCAAGGTAATCAGGATGCGCTGTTTCGAGTTGCTGAGTTGTAGCCTTGGCTTGCTGTAAAGCCTGCTGCTCTTTAAACTCACGGAACTGAGGATGACTTTCAATGGCCTTATTGACTGCTGCGTCAGGATCATCAAAGAAATCTGTCTCTTCTTCGTATTGCGCTTCTGTTCCGCTTTGATTAGTGGTAAGTTGTTGTTGTAGAATACCGTCCGTTAGTTTCCTCAACTCGCCTATTTCTTGGCCTTTTCGTCCTAGTTCTTTCTCTAGGTTCTCATATGAGGCAACAATGTCCCTAGTGGACTTACCGCTAAATTTAGAGGGGAGTTCATATTCTGCCTCCTCTTGTACTTCAATGGGTTGTTCCTCTACAGGAGCCTCATTAATGTCCGTAAACTCTGCCGCTTGCTCTGGGGTTTCTTGTACCGCTTCAACAACTACACTACTCATATTGCAAATCCTCCGTCTATAAAGATTATGGAGTTAAAATTATGCTGGAGTTAGGCCTCTTGGTCTAATTGATCCAACGCTAGTCTGGTAGTTCCCTTGAGATTTATTATCATATCAAGTATACCTACCGCCCCTTTGTTTAAAAAGAGGGTCTTCTCTTCGTCTATGTTTTTTATGTTCTCTAACGATTGTGCCATAGAGGTAAGCTCTTCTATGAAGAGGCCCCAAGCTTCGTTATTACATAAGTCTAGACGTTGTTCTAAAAATTCTTGATCGTTCATTTTGATTTAGCTCCTGAACACTTCCATCTTTTACGTGATAAGTTATTGGGTGTATTCGGGTTATTTTGTTTCTTCTTAGATAGTCCTTTTTTTATACCTAAGCTTCTAGCGCAGTATGAGTTACCTTTAGATGTCCCCGGCTTTACTCTCCGTCCCCCTTTTGCGGCGGGACCTTCTTGTCCATAAGAAACTTTTTGACCGGATGAAGTAATTTTAACTTTTGCTTTACCTTTAGCTGGTTTTGTCATCTTCCCTGCGCTTTCGCTCTAGCCATAGTTAGGTTAAGGATAGTTTCAGACTGAAGATGTTCTACTTCAGGGGCATTACGCATGGTCTCTGATTGTATATTCTGTGCAGTGGCACGTAAGTTTTCAATCTTAGCCATCTTCTCAGCAAAGTCCATCTGTGTCTTGATGATTACTTTCTCTGATTGACCCTCCTGCATTTCATTCTGTATCTTAGCTGACTTAGCCATATCCAGAGTGGCACTAGCCTTCATCTCTTCAATCTCAATCTGTAGCTTCATAAGCTCCAACTGTTGAACCATTTCCTGCAACTGTTGTTGCTTAGGATCAGGTTGGTTCATTTGCATGATGGCTTGCTTCATCTCATCACGATTAGTCATTGAGCTATTCTCAAAGATACCCAATAACATAAGATTAAAGGCTGGAGTTCCTTGTTGTGTCATAGATAATAGTTGTATCATCTGTGTCATCTCTAGCTCTTTAGCCATAATGCCCATGCTTGAGTACGCAATGAACTTATAGTCTCCAGCGGGGTAACGTTGTGGATCAAACTGGATGTATCGCCATGCAGATTTCTTAATAAAGGGTATTAGGAAGTTCTCTGTGAAGTTCATAATCGTACGCTTCTGACGCTTAATGGACGCAGCCTGCATCATAGACATACCTGAAGCAGTCCCGTTCCGTGGATTAGCGGCTGCTGAAGTCTGAGAGTCGATTGCTCCAGTACCCATCTGTACCATACGCTCTAATTCTGATGCTTCAGTGAATGTGCTGTTTGCTAAGGAACCAAAGTTAAGTGGCATCAGTGTCTGTCGTGGATCACCGTTGGTTAGGATAGTCTTTCCTGCTTTAACTTCAAACTTAACGCCCCTAGGAAGCCGTGTAGCGTCCACACCCATCATAGGGTGGGTAGTGAGTGCCAAGGTATCAATACGCGCACGTAGCTCGGCATCTAGAGCCTTCTGTGGGTTATAGCCTTTCTCAGCAATACCTCTACCCCAGAACTTCTTAGGTACTCGGTCTAATTGGAAGGCTACAAATGGTCTATCACCCATCAGATATGGGTTCTCTACTGCACGTAGGACCACAGAATCATTGGCTATGATGACTACAGACTCGACTAGCTCATCATCATCATAATCAAAGTCATCACCTAAGCTTGCATTATTGGATAGGAACTTTTTAGGTACTCTTCCCCAATATTCAGTGATCTTAACCTTATCGTCATCAGTCGAGACACTAGCGTTCTCTACATCAAAGCCAAAGTCTGCTTTATTGTATGATCCTAAGGGTTTATCGTCGTAAATACCCTCTTTGATACCGTCAATAATTTCGTATTTAGGCTTAATTACGATCTGTGCTACGCCTAAGGCTTCATCAATGGTTGTTGCAGTAGGATCAATGACGAATTCCTGTGGCATTAAAGGCTCTAAGCGAACTGTAACTAAGTCTTCTTCGTAAACTACTGTATCTACAGTCAAAGTGTCGGGGATAGGGGACTCTTTAAGGGTCTTTTGTGTACCTTCGTCCACACTAATCTTAGCTATACCTGTACCATAGATAGCTGCGTTAAGTAGACACTCAACTATACCATTCTTACACTTAGCTCTCTCTAAATCTTCCTGTAGATTGACCCTGATAATCTTAACGTCAGTAGGGTCTTGGTCAGCTATATCATCACGTAGGTCAAACCACTTATCTTGACCAAATATAGCCTCCTCAAGCTCCGCTACAGTGGACTCAATGGCCTGCTGTGTGGCTGGAGAAATCAAACGTGAAGTCTCAGCGCCTCTAGTCTTGTCCTCAGCGGACCATATACCACGCCAGATACGGTGGTATTCATCCCACTTGTCGGCATAGTTGCTGTCCCTGTGATCTTCCCACTGTTCTACACGATTAATAACCCAAGCACTCAAAGGTGCTTGAGGATCGTTGTATGCGAGGTCTTTAGAGTCACTTGCCATTTATGTTACCTTTAAATTTAATACCCTGATACAACATCAAATACTTCATAATCATCTATCTCTATAGAGGCTGTAAAGTCAGCTACTGATACTTGATCAATATAGGCTAGAGAATCCAAAAGATCATCATGGGAAAGAGAACTGGGAAAGTCCAGCATTTGAGATACGAAATGATGGTTCCAATCCGCTTTCCTAAATTTAATCTTACCATGTTCCATTCTTCCTTGTAATGCCCACACAATACGATCCTGCTTCTTACGGCCTCCGTGTCTTGTATCGGTAATGTTAATCCATCTGTTCTTAGAACGCATCAAGTCTTCCATGTAGGGCATGATTGCATTTTTTAATGCTCCTGCCTCAATACCTACTGTAGTGGCTTTAACGTCTTCTGCTGCATCGAGAATCCTCTGTGCAGTTTCTTTAATACCCCATCTACCGTGGAATATATCTTTTACAAACCAAGTGTCACCTACGATTTTAACCACAGATATAGCGGTCTCATCAAGCTTAGAGGTTTTGAGACCACGATCTTTCTCAGCATTCTCAAACCCCGCAGGATCAACAGATAACACGTAGCTGCCTTGTTCTTTACTTTTGTCCCCAAAGACTTCATCATCGTCAACATAACGTACCCACTCCTCTTTAAAGACACCACCTGAAAAGGACTCAAAGGTAGCTTCAAATTCTTGCCTAAATGCCTGTGTAGACATATTGGCTTTAGCTGCCTCAATTTCTTTAGGGTCCATAAACTCATTGTCTGTAGAGTTAAATTGGAATGCTTCCCATTCGTCCGTTAGTTCTTCTTTTTGTGCATCAAGCCATAACTTGTAGAAGTGGTTCTTACCGGATGGAGTACCGATAAATAAAGCACCACCTTTAACGTCTGCTAATGTAGGACGAATAATCATCTCCCACACTTCTGGCTTCATTGAAGCATATTCATCCATAACTACATAAGCTAAACCAACACCACGTAAAGTATCTGGCCTGTCGGAACCTTTAAGGTAAATCTTACGATCATTGACCAAAGTAAGGGTAGCTGTGTTCTCATGTGCAGCTTTAATTACGTCCCTACCTATATCTTTAAGGATACTCCACAGGATGTCTTTAGCCTGTTGGAATGTAGGGGCTATGTAGAATACGTCCTTAGAGTCCGACTGTAGTGCCTTGATGATTAATATCCAAGCAGCTAAGTAACTCTTACCGAACCTTCGCCCACATGAGGCCACTTTAAATCTCTTCTCTGATCTAAAGATTTCCATCTGTGCATCATGGAGGGATACTTTAAGATCAGCCATCTACAGACTCAGTGTACTCTGCTTCTATAGTCTTAAATTCTTCTTCTTCTCGTTTATTGATTGCTTTAACACTATCGATAATAATGTTAATCCCAAGGTCTTGATGATCATGTGTAATCTCTACTGCCTTGGTTGTAGGTAAGATACGATCCATGCACATCTTAAGTGCGTGTCTATCGCCATCTAAAGCTAAATCAATAACCTTCTGTACGATCTCAGGTCCTCTATCGGACATAAGTTCTCTTGATAACTTAACGTATTTATTTACAGAACCCTTAGGTCTACCCGCTGGGTTTAATGAAGGCATACCCTTCTTGAAATTAGGATTGCCGGGAGGTTTCTTCTTTAGTTTTGGCTGTGTCGAATCTGGGTCTTGTTTATTGTCTTTAATCATACCAACTATTATACCTTATCTTTACCCATAATATATCCTTTTATTAATACCAATAAAACAACATAATGGAAGACTTATGTGGACTACTTAAGTATACTTAAGTTTGTTAGTGTTTGTTCAGGGGGTATAACCTGAATGTTACACTCTTGGTGCTTAAGTAGTCTTAAGTATGTCTAACTCAATATATACATATTATAGCATATTTAGCTTCAAAAGTCAATCCCCCTTGGTACATAAAGATAAATAAAGTTTACCTGTGACACTTTAGACACTTATGTATACCCCGCTGAATTTTAAAGTCAAGCGTTAGTTTGCTTTAGTTACATAAGTATTTCTAATGGGTCCAATTCTACTGTGTCTGTAGGTCCAAATTGCTTCTGATGTGGTATTGAGTGTGATTATAATAATTCATAAGAACACATGGGTCCCCCCCCTAGGCGATACTACAGATTTCTAGTGTAAAACAGCTGTAAACTACAGTAAACTTGTGTAGTTCCATAGTTGGCACGATTATTGCATGGGGTATACAGATGTATTCTACAGTAAACTTGTGTACAACAGATGTGTACTACAGTGTTGATGTGTAGTATGCTGGGATATACGCAAGTGTATATGTGTATGATTATGGATATACACAACACTTTAGTAATACATCAGACCACATTAGTGCTTGACAAGAACATCACAGAACAACACGGGAACAAATAAAGAACATCCACTTGTGCCTACGCTGGTCCCACATTAGAGAACATACGCCTGTAGTACCCCTTAAAACGCCCATATGATACATATGATACAGCTGTATATCTAGGTGCTGCTGGATGTATATATATAAAGACAACGACAGATACCCATAGTGTTGCATTAATGTCACACAATAGTCTATAATTAATAATAATGCATTTATAGTGCAATTAAATATGTACATCCTAGAATTAAAAGATTATATAATAGATACAAACCAGCGCCACTTTGGCTCAATAGAACAGAACAGGAACAGTAAAATGACAATGATAATGAGATCAGATGTATCACCATCAACCGCCTATGCATTCATCAAGTCCGCCGATAGTTTAGTGATGCCTATATACAATCCTAAAAATGGTGACGATTGTTATATGTTTCTAGATATCACAAAAAAACAGGCCCGTGATCTAGTTAAAAATGGTAATTGCCCAACTATACATATTGAGAACCATGAAACACGTTTACATTTTAGCATGTATGCTGACGAATAAACCACTAAACATAAAGGAATAATATAATGACTACACGTATGTGGACTAAAAAAGAGACACAAAACATTATAAAACAGCTTAGAACAGCAGGATTTGACGTTGTTAAAACGTCCCTAGGCTATCAAATTATGAATGAACAGGGGGAAGTATGGATAAAGGACAAAAAGCCATTGTTTACAGCAATGCCGGGAGCTCGTGGGTATTTAATCAATTATCATAAAGACCTAATGGAGTAATTTATTACATCAAGGGGTCTTGACAAGCCACTTAAGACCCCTTAAGTAATCAATTGACCACCAACCAACTAAGGAGAACGACGATGAATGCACCTATGTCGAAAACACAAATAGCGATAGCCACCCATAAATCATTATTTCATAATGCTAAGGTAAAGAGCGTTACGGACGGAATGGGGAAAACTGAAAACGTAATTAAAAAATCCACCAATATTAAATTAGGTAAAATTGTAAAGACTGGACGTTTAAAAGGAATGCCGATCTATACAGTCACATTAGAGGAACGGGCCACATGTTCAGCCAGCTGTTTCCATTATTCAACATGTTATGGGAACCATATGCCATTTGCCACTAGATACGAAGCTAATCCCGCCTTAATTGATCTTATGGCTATTGAATTAGAAGCGTTAAACAAAAAACACCTGAATGGGTTTTTAGTACGCCTCCATATTTTAGGTGATTTTTATTCCGTAGAGTATGTGAATTTTTGGGATAAATGGCTATCACAATTTGATAATTTGTGGGTATATGGCTACAGCGAGCGTCAACTAGGGACCAACATAGGCAACGCTTTACAAACTTTACGCTTGAAATGGAAAACTAGGTTTATGGTTCGTATTTCCGGTGATACTTTACAGACACATATGTCAGCATTATCATTTGATGATACAGCCGCCCAACAACAAGTCATTGATAAAAAAGCATTTATCTGCCCTACTCAAATAGCTAAAAAAGGTGATACTAAATCAGCCCCTAAGGGCATTGAAACACTAGTTTCTGATTGCGGCGCTTGTGGTTTATGCTGGACAGCAACTAAAAACGTAGTATTCTTAACTCATTAATCAACTCAAAAAAGGAACATACCATGTTAAAACTATATACTGAAAAATCAAAACGAATGACCACCTCGGCGCTTCGGTACGCTATAGCCGATATCAAGGCTACGTGGGATACGGACGCGCCCCACACAAAGATCACCACAGACTACGGGGTTAAACTATTTGCTGAATACGATGCATACACTAGCGAGTTGTTTAATCGGGGGGAGATCATATGAATATCTTTTACCTACACACAGACCCACACAAAGCTGCTCGTATGCATTGTGATAAGCATTGCGTAAAGATGATACTAGAAACCGCGCAGCTGTTATCTACAGCCCATAGAGAGTTAGACGGGGACAATTACGCTAATTTGTATGGTCTATACAAATCGACACACAAGAACCATCCGTCGTCCGTGTGGGTCCGGCAATCCACTCGGAATTACCAGTGGGCCTATGAATTATTAGTTCATTTGTGTGATGAATATACAAGCCGATATGGTAAAGTCCACAAAACTAGTCGGTTGAATTATGCGCTTAGTTTTACACCTACGCATATGCCTGTACTTGACTTTATACCACCGCCTCAATGTATGCCGGATGCATATAAACAAAAGTCAACCGTAGGTGCATATCGCCATTACTATCTTAAAGAGAAGCTTTATATGGCTAAGTGGGCTTATAGTGAGACACCTAAATGGATAACGAAAGGGATTTAAATATGATTACTGATATTTTAGCTGGTATAATCCTATTTACTATGCTATCTGTTTCAATGTTAATATTTTAATAAACAAAAAAAGGAATTAAAGACATGACTACAGCTAAAAGAACATTGAAAACCCCTAACCGATTGAGCTATAATAGTTATGGGACGGATAAAGAATACCTTACACGCTTAGAGAAGCATTTATTAACCCCATTACAGGGTATGGAGATGCTTGAAGGTGATATGTATATGTCTGATTATCGTGAATTAATTTCAGCGTTATGGCTGATTAAGAATAGGGACCAATAGGTATGACTAAAAATATAATGGGTAAAGGTAAACCAGAGACAGCACCCTACGCTACGTTTGAGGGCTTAGGGGTATTCGGGAATACCACTGTGCATATTCTGAAATCATATCAGAAACCAGAAAAAGAATTTAAGAATGAATACGCACGTTGGATGGTTGCCGTTAAAAGTGATCACACCTATGGCGGATATGATATAGGTGATAGTTATGTAAGGGACGTAGCAGATAATTTAACGTTGACATATGTTTCTAATGAGTTTAAAGAAAACTATTGGGATACCATAGAGGCCCTAGCAGAACGTGGTGGGTTTTATATAAACCTACATAATCCTGACGGTTTCGCAGAATAGGGTAGGGTAGGTTAGCTATACCCCCATAACGCTCTGTAGGGCGCTTAAAACGTCCTACAGACACCATTGAATATAGATAAGGAATAATATTATGAGATGTAAAGTATGTAATGAGAACCTAACCACTGGTGAGAGTGTAGCGAAGGACAGGATAACAGGCGAATTTGTCGACGTATGTCACAGGTGTACAGGTGTGGTAAATAAGACACTATCAGAATATGAATGGGATGATGATAAACTATTATTGCATAAAGAGGATTGACATAAGCGACTATATCCTATAGACTACTTAAGTAGTCAGTAGTTAGACATTCATGTTATACTTTAACTAGAAAACATAAGGTTTAACTTAAGATTACTTAAGTAGACTTAAGGAAAAACAATAAGGTGATATTATGAGTAAATCAATCAAGTTGAAAATGAATGTACCCACATGGGGTATAAAGAAGAACCCTGAATTGTACTTGATGAATAAGTACACTAAGCCTAAGGTATTCAAGTCTATGCGTAATGAACTTAATGCTCAGGACGCGCAAAGACAAATTAAGAACTATCTTGAAGGGTACGACAAATGAAGATAACATCTGAATGGCAGATAGTAGACGAGATATTCCGTGATGGGGACGATTGTGAAGGTTGTATGTATCGTGAATTACAGTATTATGATCTTGGTCAGTACACATGCGGACTTTTAGATGGGTGTACAGGTAAACCAACTGATTGCCCACAGTTTGAGAATTCTTTAAATAGACTGAAGGAATTGGAGGTATAATAATTTAAATAAACTATTGACACCTACGACAGACTATGGTTTAATATCTATATCAACTTAACAATATACTGGAAAATAAAATGATTACAGAAGGCATTGCTAATTTCGTGAACTTAACTGAAACTGAATTCTTTAACGGTAAGGACACTGGAAAGTATTCAATCATGCTCACAATAGAGGATGATCAAGTATCAACTTTAGAAGATGCAGGGGTTACAGTTAAGGAATATAAAAACCAGAAGCAGCGTAAGTTCGTTACGCAGTATGAAGGTTTTCAGGTGGTGGACACAGACGGGGAAAGTATCTCAAAGAATATCCCATATGGTTCTAAGGTGCGTATTCTCTGGGAAGCAGGGAAACCACACCCGCAACACGGCTCCGCCCCGTACCTTAAAAAGATTAAGGTGTTGGAACTAGCCGAGCATGACGTAGAGGGTTCAGAAGATTTCTAAAGAGGAACTATAATGTCTGACGTTGTATCAAAGAAGCCCTGCCCCACATGTCGAAGTGGTGGTAGGGATAGACACGGGGATAATCAGATTGTATATAGTGATGGTAATACCCATTGTTTCGCGTGTAGTACCACTACATTTGCAGATGGCAACGCACCTATACAAACAACCAAAGTCAAAGGGATAGAGATGATAGGCACATCAGGACCAATCAAAGACCGTAAGATAAGTATGAATATCGTAGATAAATTCTCAGTAACAATGGAGCAAGATAAAAATGGTAGTATCAGTAGGCATCATTATCCTTATTTTAACTCTGCTGGGGCTATTGTAGGCACTAAGGTACGCACATGTGACGGGAAAAACTTTAAGACCACAGGGACGTTTGAAGGTACAGGTCTATTCGGTCAACAAATCTGGCGTGAGGGTGGTAAATTCATCACCATTACAGAGGGCGAGATTGATGCTATGGCTGTATGTGAGATGTTCGACGGTAAGTGGCCTGTAGTAAGCATCAAGCGTGGATCAGGTGCGGCAGTGAAGGACATTAAGGAGTCACTTGAGTGGCTTGAGACCTACGAGAATGTGATCATTTGTTTTGATCAGGACGATGCAGGCAGGGCAGCTACGGACGCTATCCTACCCCTATTCTCACACGGTAAGGCTAAGGTAGTCTCTCTACCACTGAAGGACGCAGGGGAGATGCTACAGAAGGGACGCATACGGGATTTCACTAGCGCATGGTGGGAGGCTAAAGCATACAAGCCTGTCGATGTAGTGAATTTTGGTGATGAGGAGTGTTGGGAGGCGTTTGTTAAACGTGGTACTGAAGAAATCATACCACTACCAGATGCATATGGTGAACTTAATACCATGATGAATGGAGGTATCGCCGCTGGGGAAGTGACCGTCATTGGTGCGCTTACGTCCATAGGTAAGACAACTATGGTATTCAATCTACTCTATGACATGGCTAAGGGGCATTCTAAGCGTGTTGGGGCAGTGTTCCTAGAGAGTGACCTAGGTGAGACTGTAGAAAAGATTGTATCAATCCACAGTGGCGAGAATATAGCCTTAGTACCTACTGAGAAGCGTGATAATACTATATACAAAGAATACTATGATGATTTTGAGAAGCTCTCAAACGTGACAGTTCTGAAACACTTAGGATTTTCTGATACGGATACATTATTCAGTAAGATGCGGTGGATGGCTATTGGTGACGATTGTGATGTGATTATCCTTGACCCACTACATGCAGCTGTGAAGTCAAACGAGAATGGGGCTGTCGATGAGTTTATGGACAGGTGTTTAAAGCTTGCTAAAGAGACAGGAGTGTCTATAATCATCGTGTCACACATGCGTAAGCCTCAGGCTAAAGACCCGCATGATGTGAATGAGTACGACATGAAGGGGTCCGGTAGTATTAACCAGATTGCATTCAATACGATCCTCCTGAGTCGGGATAAGATGGCTGAAGATGAGTACACACGTAATTCTACGTTGATACAGCTGGTCAAATGTAGACGTACAGGTAGAACAGGTAAGGCAGGATGGCTCTACTATGAGGAGGCTTCAGGCCGAATGGTACAAGGAACAGCACCACAGATAAAGGCGGTAGAAGATGAGGAGTTCTAAAGTATGCACTTATTGCGGTGAGGATAAGGCTCTAAGTGAATACAATAGTTATGCTAGAGGGGGTTTATATGCTAGATGTAATTCCTGTACGTCTATCCTTAATGCTGAAAACTATCAACGAGGGGTTGGGTATATGAATGAGTATTTGAGAGAGCATTATCAACATACTTGTCAGATATGTAACGAACAGTTTCCAAGAGAGATACTTCATTTTCACCATGTAAACCCAGAAGAAAAGGAACTGAAGTTAGAAGCAGCTGCTTGGAGAGGAGGAAAAGGCCCTTCACAGAAAGTGCTTGACGAGGTTAAGAAATGTGTGGTATTATGTTCCAACTGCCATATCCTAGAACACATAGCTATGAAGAACGAGGAGACATTAGTTGGAAACACGAAAGCTTATAGTAGATATAGAAACCACGGCATTACCAGCTACGAGAGTGTGGATGGTGGGGACGATGGACCTGAGGACCGGAGAGGTACGAAACTTTCTCTCTCCGTTTAACACACAAGACATAAAGGATATACAGACATGCTTAAATACATACAACGAAATCATTGGACACAACTTTATCGACTTCGACAAACCAACTATGGAACGATTGTTGGGAATAAGCTTCGTAGGTATAAAAATTACCGATACTCTTATCCTTTCAAGGTTATACAATCCTTCACTAGAGGATGGTCATTCACTTAAGGCATGGGGACAGAGGCTTAATTTCCCTAAAGGAGATCACGATGATTGGACTAAACTCACGCCTGAAATGGTTACGTACTGCGAAAAAGATTTACAAGTCACAGCTAAACTTTACACAGAGCTTCTGTCTGAACTGGCAGACTTTGGTAATACGAGTATTGATCTGGAACATCAAGTTCAGGATATTATATCGACACAGATTGAAAATGGCTGGTTACTGGATCAGTCGAAGTGTAGGGATTTAGGTGCGGAACTTAAAGAAAAACGCATGGCTCTTGAAGAGGAAGTACATGAAAGGTTTAAACCACTTCCTAAGTTTATTAAAGAGATTACCCCTAAAGTTAATAATGACGGACGAATTAGTGTTGTTGGTCTTAAGTTCCTTGGGGCTGATCTGGTTAATGTATGGGGCGCTTTCAGTCGTATTGACTGGCCTGAGTTTACCTTAGGCTCTCGACAACAGATAGCTAAACATCTACAGTTCTTTGGGTGGAAGCCTAAGAAGTTCACTGAGAAAGGCTCCATCATTGTAGATGAGGATACATTAAACGAGGTTAAAGGTATACCGGAGGCCGCATTGATTGCAGAGTACCTGATGATACAGAAGCGTACCGCTCAGGTTAAGTCATGGTTAGATGCAGTAGCGGAAGACGGTAGAGTACATGGGTACGTTAATTCTATAGGTGCGGTCACAGGCAGAATGACCCACAGTAGCCCTAACGTAGCCCAAGTACCATCAAGCTACTCTCCCTACGGTAAGGAGTGTCGTAGCTGCTGGATAGTTAAGAAGGGATACAAGCTTGTCGGTGCTGATGCTGCTGGCTTGGAGCTACGGATGCTCTCACATTATATGAATGATAAGGAATATACACATGAAGTCACAAGTGGAGATGTACATACAGCAAACCAGAAATCTGCTGGACTACCAGACAGAGACTCAGCTAAAACTTTCATCTATGCTTTCCTCTATGGGGCAGGAGATGCTAAAATCGGAAGCATTGTCGGAGGCTCATCAAAACATGGAAAGAAGCTTAAAGCTAAGTTCCTCCGCAACACACCAAGTCTTGGAGATTTGCGAGAGCGCGTTGAACGAGCCTGTCTTAGAGGGTATCTTGAAGGACTTGACGGGCGGAAGCTCCACGTAAGATCAACACATGCGGCACTTAATACATTATTGCAGTCAGCTGGTGCGATTGTTATGAAAAAAGCGTTGACACTGTTAGATGAGTATGCTAAGATATACAAGATAGAGTATAACATGGTAGGTAATATCCATGATGAGATACAGGCTGAGGTCAGAGCAGACCAAGCAGATCAATTCGGATGGTTAGCTGTAGAATGTATTAAAACGGCTGGCGTTAAGTTTAACATGCGATGTCCCTTAGATGGGGAATACAAGGTAGGTAACACATGGGCGGAAACACATTAGACACATTGGTAGAAGATGTATACCGATTAATGAAGAACAAGAACAGTGCTAAGGGGGTAGACACTGAAGAAGAGATTGAGAAGTTTGGCGAGGCTATGAAGGACTTGATGCGTAAAGAGTTCTCCCCTAGTGTGCCTAACTACAATGGACGTTCAGGTCTACGGATGTCCTCCATAGGGAAGCCTCTGCGTCAACAGTGGTTTGGTTTAAACAAGTATTCAAAGGAGAAGATTGACTCCAAGACATTAATCAAGTTCATGTATGGTCATGTGATCGAAGAGATGCTATTGTTCTTCGTTCGTTTGTCTGGACATGCAGTTACTGATGAGCAGAAACTATGTAACGTAGGGGGTATCAAAGGCTCGATGGACTGTAAGATCGACGGGGTTGTTGTCGATGTAAAGTCCACCACTAAGTTTGGTATCACTAAGTTTGAGAATGGGTCCTTAGCTGCTGACGATAGTTTTGGATACATAGATCAGATTAAAGCATACGCACATAGTGAAGGTGAACGTAAGTGGGCATGGTTAGCTATGGATCGTGACTCCGGTAAGCTTGCTGTATGTCAATATGATCTGGATGATACGGAACATCCTTACCATTCACATTTCTCTCAAGACATTGAGGAGCGTGTTGAAGAGGTAAAAAAGCATACAGGCGGGGAAGATATGCCGGAGCAATGTTCCTTCCCGGTGGAGGATGGCAAGTCAGGAAACTTAAAACTCTCTACTATGTGTGGCTATTGCCCATACAAAAAGCATTGCTACCCTACGCTAAAAGCCTACGCCACTGGCTCCGGTCCTAAGTTCTTGACACACGTAGTTAAGCGTCCAAAGTATAAGAGTGGCGCTGTGTGTCCAGAGATTAATTTAAACTTCTAATGGAGAAACAACATGATTGAATATCGAGTAGTTACAACACCTCGACAAGACCGACTAGAAGAGACTGTAAGTAAGATGCTTAATGAAGGCTGGACTTTACACGGGAACACTTTCGTAGCTGGCTCAGGCGGTATGACACAGACGTTGATACGTGATGTCGTAACACCAAAAGCTAAAGCAGTAACAACAAGTAAAGCTAAGTCTAATGAAGACTAAGCCTTATCGTAACAAGTTTGAGGCCCATGCGGCAGAGGTTTTAGGAGACCTCTGTACGTATGAGTCCAAGAAGGTTCCCTATGTAACACATAGGAACTACATACCAGACTTCATAGGACCACATACCATCTCAGGCATAGAGATACTGGTGGAGGCTAAAGGATACTTCAGAGTAGGAGACATCCAGAAGTACAAGGCCATTAGAGACTGCTTGAATACACATGAACAGGAGCTAGTGTTTCTACTGTATAACCCTACGAAACGAGTACGTAAGGGTGGGAAGTTAAACATGAAGCAATGGTGTGAGAAGGAAGGGTTTAGAAACTATACTTTGGGGGACATTATTGATGCCTTTACAACCTAACCAGTTCTTAGTACGCCTAGCGGCTTTGGCTGATGCAGAATTACTGTGTGATATCTTAGGTATCGACAGTGAAGACATCATTGAACGCTTTGATGATAAGATCGAAGAACATATGATTGAGTTATGTGAAGTGTTTGATGTAGACATTGAACCACAGATTGAAGAGGACATCAATAATGATGGATGAAGAGTCACCAATGTTTATGTTCCCACCGGATACCTTAGTGGAACGGATGGAACAACTCAGGAAGATTGTAGCTGATATGTGTAAGTACGAGGTAGAGGGTCCTGAGTGGACACTGTTATGGGAAGCCTCTAATCTATTACTTACCAGCTGTAAGCTTATAGATAAACCAGATACACCTAAGTACAACGTACATAAAATACATTAACAGGGGATAACTATGCGCCGAAACTATACTAGAGAGCAGAAGGTTGAGGAGTTCCATAAAGCTATGGGTACTGACGTAGCGGCTGAACCCCGTGTGGGCCTCTTACAGCTACGGGAGAAGCTCTTAGTCGAGGAGTGTACTGAAGTAGTTGCAGAGTTACAGACGATGCAGATGGAACTTGAGCGGGGCAAGCCGATTAACAAAGAGCAGTGGGCGAAGCTGCTGAAGGAGCTATGTGACTTACAGTATGTTTTATCAGGGACTGTGGTTAGTTTTAGTGCCATTGTGGACAGTTTTAATCCTGCTTTCAACAGGGTGCATCGTAGCAATCTGTCTAAGCTTGACGATGAAGGTAATCCGGTTCTTAACGAATATGGGAAGATCACTAAAGGACCGAACTATAAAGCTCCTACTCTTGAGGACTTGATCTTATGACCTTATGGTTGCCGGGGGATGAGCCACCTAATACTGCACGAACTGTACTAGCCTACGTAGGCGCTGGGAATTTAGCGACAGCGTACTACGAGTGGAAGAAATGGGTATGGGCAGGAGGACATG